GTCCATAACAAATTCACGGTGAGAAAACACAATACTACCATGATTTGCGAATTGCGCTATGTTTGGGTCATGCCACAATGTGTTGGACCTAACATTGTACGTTCCAAACCCAAATGCACGTGATAACCAAGAAGCAGCATTTCCAATATGCTTGCCCATTCCTGGCATGAGAGCATCACCAACGTAATTGCCCGCACTTCGTGCTATTTTATTGATCACACCTTGTGATTCAGTATTATCTAAAAAAGGTGCTGATACTCTTCTCCCAATAGAGGACAAAGAGTAATCACCTTTACCACGCACCCTGGTTCCATTACCACGAGTTGCTTTGAAACTAACTCGTTTTAACCCTAGTTGTTTTTTTGAGAGCTTTTACCTCTCTTTTCTTCATCCATTCTCCTTTTCCTTTAGCACTTTTGCTTTTCTTTGATGTTGGCATGTTGTTTTTATTATAAGGATAAAATTTGATTTATTTTTTCCACAGATTGGCCTACTGATGTATTTAGCTGTGGAGTTCCTTCTGCATTTGAGTACAAACGCCATATCCATTCGTCGCTTTTGTACATTCCTCTTATGTCTTTCATTTTTAATCTAACATCCGAGGGTCCAACTTCAACATCAGATAAAAAGAGATCCCTGTATTTACTCTCCAAAAACTCAATATACCGTTGTATAATGTGCCGGCATTGCACATTAGCCCATGTGTCTACTCTCAATGCATATGCTCGCATTAAGTGCCACATGGGATCATCAATTTCTGAATTGTGATATATTGAAGACAACACCTTATTTGTTTCCGGTGTTGGCAACCACTTGCCGTTTATCTTTGTGAAGCCTTGTGATAAAAATCTAACCTCTTCAACTTTTTTACCATGTTTATTGCATGGTGTATTAGTAGTAATACCAATAGATGACCATATTGGACCAATAGTATCTGGATTGAACCATGCTACCACTGAATCAGCACAAGTGAAAGTGTTATCATCACCATTAAGTGCAGCTTCTACTAAATTCGTGAAATCAGCGTACGATCCAAAAGTGGCATCGTACTTTCTACTTGCTATATCAGCATAAGTAGCAGCCTTTCTGATATTGTCGTTTGATTCTCCAAAATTTTTCTTCACCAAGAGTATCCAAGCATAAGCAAATAACCGATACAATATCATTGTGTTATCGACTATTGTATTTGCACTACCAGAGGGATTACCTGTATGCTTTTGGATTAGCTCCCCATTTTGCATTGCTAT